TGAGCGTCATGGTAAGCGATAGAGAATTGTTCGAGCTTCGTAATGGTCGAGTAATCATGGACGAAGACCTCTCCGAGAAAATGTACATCATCAAGGAGTACCACCCGGAGAGAGCGGACGAGACCAGCTCCGGCTTTGAATGGTCGGAAATGGGTATGGCTAACCTGTTCGGTATGCTCTACAACAGAGAGGTTCGCTACTGTACTGAGCATAAGAGCTGGTACACCTACCATGAAGGTGCATGGCGCAAGGACGAGGGCGCAATCCTCGTCTCCGAGAAGATCAAGGACTTTGTTCGTCTCATGATTCTCTACTGCGGTGAGATTGTGGACGATGATCTCCGCAAGAGCTACACTGCATTCGTCAATAAGATGGGTGACAGACGTATGCGAGACCGAATCCTCAAGGACGCTACAGGTGAGCTTCGTATCTCCGCTGTGGAGTTTGACGCTAACCCCTACCTCATTAACTGTCTGAATGGTACATACTCTCTCGAAGACTTCTCCTTCCGGGAAGCTCGCTGGGACGATTTTCTCACCATGCAGACCAACTTCCGACACACTATCCGCAGAGACATTAAGTGTAAGCGTTGGGAGAAGTTCATTGACGAGGTTACACAGGGAGACAAGGACAAGGCGGATTTCCTTCAACGTGCGCTCGGCTATTCCATGCTCGGTATGAGCAACGAGGAGTGTATGTTCATTCTCCACGGCAAGACTACCCGAAACGGTAAGTCCACTCTACTCAACACCATCGAATTTATGCTCGGTGACTATGCGAAGGTTGCCCCGGTAGGTATGATCTGCCGTGGTGACAGGCAGAAGGACGCAGAAGCCGCTTCTCCTACTCTCGCCGGACTCAAGGGCAAACGCTTTGTCACCATGTCCGAGTCGAACGAGTATGGCAAGTTGGACGAGGAGAAAATCAAACAGCTCACAGGCGGTGAGGAAATCTCAGCTCGTGCGCTGTACCAGTCAGCGATTACCTACAAGCCGCAGTTCACCCTTTGGCTCTCCTGTAATGACCTTCCGATGGTTACAGACAAGTCCCTGTTCGCTTCCCAGCGTATCAAGGTGATCGAGTTCAACCGTCACTTCAAGCCGGAGGAACAGGACACTCACCTCAAGGACGAGCTGACTTCCACGGAAGCAATGAGCGGCATTTTCATGTGGCTGGTTCGTGGCTACATTAAGTATAAGGAAAACGGACTCAAGATGGCGGACTCTCTGACTGAGGTAGTCACAAAGTATGAGCGTGACAATGACCTCGTGTTGCAGTTCCTTGAGAACCGCTGTGTCCGCAATGAGGACGTGAACATAAAGGCAAAAGACCTGTACAATGCTTTCAAGCTGTGGGCGAAATCCGAAGGAGCTTACGTCCTCTCTGCTCGAAAGTTCAACTCCGAAATGGAACGACACCCGGAATGGTTCGACAGAAAATCGACTTCCAGCGGTTTCATGATCTATTGGGGACTCAAACTCAAGGAGGTAGTGTAATGGCACTCGAATTGAAAAATACAGAACACAGCTATTATTGCAGTGATAACAATTACTATGTCGGCGGTGCTGAGAATCACGGACGTTGCGACTACGACACATGGGAAGACTTCAAGGAAGACTGGCTCGTGGACGGTTCGTTGGACGATGATTATAACCACCTATTCCGCTTTGATATTCTCGAAAGCGAGGAAACTCCCGGTAGATTTGAGCTTTTCCTGTTCTTCATTTTGCAGAGAAAAGGTATCTTCCGCCCTGTGTGGATTCGCAGTATTACAAAGGACGATCTCGCAGAGATTGAGACCTTCCTGTCTCACCGCTGGCAGTATTTGAAGTCTCAGTGGCGAGAGTTCTCCGGGGAGGTGGAATAATGGCACGAGCGAAGAAATGTGACAGGTGCGGCAAGCTCCATGAACACTATGACGGAAGCAAGGAGTTCAAGAACTCTGAGAAAGCAAACGGAGTCATTCTCATTGACCGTGATTTGGATAACAAATACTGGTCTCGTAAGTCCTACGACTTTTGCCCGGACTGTATGAGAAAGCTCGAAGCATTCATAAAGAATGAGGAGGTATCAGATAATGAGTGATCTTAAAATCTTCACTGAAAATATCGAACCCGAAGCTCTGAATCAGATTTACACTCTCGTGAAGCAACCAGCGTTCGCAGACTGCAAGGTGCGTATCATGCCGGACGTTCACGCTGGTGCTGGCTGTGTAATCGGATTCACCGCAGACCTCGGAGACAAGGTTATCCCGAACATCGTGGGTGTGGATATTGGCTGTGGTATGCTGACCGTGGAGCTTGGCAATATCGAAATCGACTTCGCCGCTCTCGACTCTGCTATCCGCAAGCGCATTCCGAGTGGACGCAACGTGCATGAGGGACGCTGTGTCCGCTTCGATGAACTCCAACAGCTTCGGTGCTTCCGGGAACTCAAGGACACCAAACGACTTGAGCGCAGTATCGGTACTCTCGGCGGCGGTAATCATTTCATCGAAATCGACACCGATTCCGAAGGTACGAAGTATCTGATTATCCACACTGGTAGCCGCAACCTCGGTAAACAGGTGGCGGAGTATTATCAGCACCTTGCTATCGAGATTATGCAAGGTAAGGACGAACTCTACGCTATGCAAGAAAAACTGATTGCCGACTATAAGGCACAGGGACGCAAGGCGGAGATTCAAAAAGCCATTGCAGAGCTTCACCGTAAGTTCCACCCCAACCCTCTCGGTATTCCGAAGGAGCTTTGCTACCTCACTGGAAAATACCGTGAAGACTACCTTCATGACATGGAGATCTGTCAGCGTTTCGCAGTCCTCAACCGAAATGCTATCGCTTCCGCCCTTATTGATGAAATGGGCTGGCACTCTCTTGGTGCATTCGAGACGATTCACAACTACATTGAGTTTGGCTCGAACATGGTACGCAAGGGTGCTATCTCTGCGAAAGCCGGAGAAAAGCTCCTCATTCCTATTAACATGAGAGACGGTTGCATTATCGGTGTCGGTAAGGGCAACGAGGACTGGAACTGCTCTGCTCCTCATGGTGCTGGACGTATCATGAGCAGAAGCAAGGCGAAGGAGCTGGTCTCCCTTGAGGAGTTCGAGGACTCTATGAAGGGTATCTTCACTACCTCCGTCAATCAGTCTACGATTGATGAAAGCCCGATGGTCTACAAGCCGATGGCTGAGATCGTGGAGAATATCGCAGATACCGTTGACATTCTGAAAATCATCAAGCCTGTGTACAACTACAAGGCGAGTGAGTAAGGCGGTGCGACTATGGCGGAGATTTTAGGTCTGATTGCAGACGTGAACCCGAACGAGATTGCGGCGCACATTGCAGACGGTACTCTCGCTGACTGGTGCGAGCTGTGGAGACAGCAAGCAACGGTGGCGGCAGAAAACCTCAGATTATCCGAAAAGGATTGAAAAATAATCAAAAACGACATTTGTGAAATAACACGAATCGGATTGAAAAATAATCTTTTCGACTTTTCGGGTATGAAGTAGTAAAAGTAGTTGTATTTTAGTTTTTGCGTATAAGTTCTCTTATAAGGGGTCTATATAGTAAAAGTTACCGTAAAAATTGATTTTCAACTACTTTAACTACCGCAAGAAGAATAAGAACAAAGAGGACTCTCGACTATGAAAGAGGACTCTCCATGGTTGTGGAGGACAGACTACGACTATAGGAGGTAAAGGAAAAATGGCAAACAAGAAGCCTACTGGTACGGAAGACGTACAGGTGATTAAGAAGAAACCTCGTGGCGGCAACTCTCCTGTCATTGGTATGAATGGGTATGACCTTGAACCGGGAGACAACACGAAGTTTCTGACATTGAACATTGAGCTATTCAATATGGAGAGTATTGATATGCACGATGAAGAAGCTGTTGCAAAGAGGTTGGAGGAGTATTTTGCATTGTACGCAAAGCATGATATGAAACCGACTGTTGCTGGAATGGCTATGGCACTCAACGGTATGAACAGAAAGACTTTATGGGGTATTACACATGACGCTCCTATCGGTGGACGTGGTAACTACTCCACGTTGCCGCAGAACGTGACCCACATTATAAAAAAGGCATACTTTTTGCTTGAAAATTTGTGGGAAAGCTACGCTACCAGCGGCAAAATTAACCCGGTCACAGCGATCTTCCTTGCGAAGAACAACTTTGGCTACCAAGACAAGACCGAGTACGTTCTGACACCGAACACCCAGCAAGACAACAACTATGACGCAGACGATATTCGCTCTCGCTATCTGATCGACTCTGCCGACTCCGGCTCGGATTCCGACTCTGACGGAGACTAACGACTATCGACTCTCAAACGACTATCGACTATCGACTATGAAAACCGCCCCATGCGCCCCGGCTCTGATCGGGTGCGCTGGTGGCGGTCTTTTTGTGCGAAAATTTCCCGGATTTCTGCCGATCTGACCCCGGCGGTATTATCGCTTTAGCGTGGTGAAGCATTCCGGGCGGCTGGCGGTGATCTGTCGCACCTCCGGCGGAGCTGGTGAAGCTGTCCCCGGTGCGCTGATCGTCCCGGCGGCGGTTGCCGCTGGTGGTGCTTCTGCTCCGGCTGATCGGGTGGCGGCTGGTGTCCGGGTCTGTTGGTCGAATTTCCATATAATAAGGAAGCGATAAAAATTTATCCGAAAAAGATTATTTTTTTCTCCGAAAAGTATTGACAAACAATCCGAAAAGGATTATAATATAATCAAGATAAGACAAGAACCAATCCGTAAAGGATAATTCAAAGGAGGATCACCCCATGAAAAAATATTTTTCCGTATCGTTCAAGTATTCCGAAAGCGTTTATTGCTCCAACATTGCACACGCTGAGACCGCCGAAGCCGTAGAAGCTCATTATTCTAAATATGAATGGGTCAGCGTCAGAGAGTGCGAAGATCACGAAGTCGAAACCGCTCGCCGTAAGGGTATGCCGATTATTGAAATCGAAACCCCGGAAGCAGTCACCGAAGAAACCGAAGTCAAAGAGGAGGAAACCGAAATGAAAGAATTTGCAATGATCGAAACAAGAGTGAACGAAGAAGCCGAGAAGACCGCCGCCGACACTGTTTTCTATATCGAAAATGGATATTTCCCGACATGGGCGGAGGAACACCGCACAGACCCCGACAGAGGTTTGAAAGCCCACAGCACAGAAACACGCTGGAAGCAGTACCAAGCCGGAACGATCAGCCGTGAAAAGGCTGTCGAGTTCGCCACAAAGCGAGCATTGAAAGAGATCGACAAGAAGACCGCCGCAAAGCTGGCGAAGCTCGACAGGGTAGCCAATGCGCCCGACCTCACCTTCATTTCTGTTTCTGTGGATTGGGTGCGCTCCTCTACTTGGGGTTACAATCCTCATGTTGAGATCAGAACCAACACCGGGACATATACAGGAACGGCGAGCGGTTGCGGCTATGACAAAGAATCCGCCAGCATTGCGGAAGCGTTCAACAAGTGCGACAGCGTTTTGAAAGCCCTTTACAGGCTCAAGGAAAACGGCTTGAGAGCTGGCAAGACGGACGCAAGCCGCACAGCTTGCACAGGTGTAGACAATCGCAATATTTGCGGTTATGGTTCGGGCTATTCCGTTTTACCGTATTTTGAAGGCGGTGTCGGTGCTTCTTGCTTTTGGTCTATTCTGAAAGATTGCGGATATAAGACCAGCGGACACCACGGCAAACACAGCGATTTTTACAGCGTAGAAAAGGAGGTCGCATAATATGAACATCAACGAGACAATGAAAGAGCTTGCACAATGGCAGAGAATGCAAGAGGAAGCCGCCGCAATGGTGGAAGCCCTCAAAGATCAGATCAAAGAACACATGACCGCCGCCGGGCTTGAAGTCCTCACAGGGGACGAACACAAAGCCACATTCAAGACGGTTTCCAGCTCTCGCATTGACACCGCCGCATTGAAGAAGGGACACCCGGACATTGCGGCACAGTACACCAAGACAACCGAAACGAAGCGTTTCACATTCGCATAAGAAGGGAGGGTCGGCAATGTTCGTTATTATCTGCATTATTCTTTTTCCGTTCGTTCTGCTCGGTGAAATCCTCAAGCAGTCCAATTAAAAATATTACATCATGCGCCCCGGTTCGCCGGGGTGCTTTTCTTTTGCTCTTATCCGGGGGAGGGTGTCCCGATCTCGTACACGTCCACCGCTGGCGGCTCTGCCGCTGGTGGTTTCTTTTTGCCGGGGGTGGGTGTGTGTCGTTGCTTTCTTTGGGGTATATTCAAACGATAGCGGCGGCGGTTGCTGTCTTTGGGGTTGTTTTCGGGGTTGTGATAGTGCTATCACGTTTTGAATAATGCTATTGACAGCGGCGGCACGATCAGCGGCGAAGGGTTGACAGCTTCCCGGACACGTCCGCCGGAGCTGTCCCCCGGAGGGGGATAGACACCGCCCCGAACGTGGGGAGGGAGTCGTTTGAGTACCCGAAAATTTCAAAAAGAACAAAAAGGACTA